TAACAAGATTCACCAATTAACTATGAGAGGTGGTGCAAACTTTATCGTTGTATCTCCAAACGTAGCTACAATTTTAGAATCAATGAATGGTTTCTCTGCAAATCCTGGTAAGGACGCGTTAACTTTCGCAGCAGGTGTAACTAACATCGGTTCTATCTCTAACAGATACGATGTATATAAGAATCCTTATATGACTGAAAACGTAATCTTATTAGGTTTCAAAGGTTCTAACTTCTTCGAAACAGGAGCAGTTTACGCACCTTATGTACCATTGATTATGACTCCATTAGTTTATGACCCAACTAACTTCACTCCGAGAAGAGGTGTTATGACTAGATACGCTAAGAAAATCGTAAGACCAGAGTTTTATGGTAAGATTATCGTTGATGGTTTAAACACTTTATAATCTTTGAGTAGATTAGATAAGTAATAGACTTACAATAAAAGAAAAAGGGGAGAGTAGAAATACTTTCCCCTTTTTTATTTATATAATTCATATTTATAGTAGTAAAACTATAAATTTTAAGTAATGTCTGCAAACACATATTGGTCTGGTTCAACATTAAACGCATTTTTATCGGCTTCCGCATCAATGGAAGCAACTCCATTTGGAATATATGATAATGATACTGAATTTAAAACCGATGCACCAAAAACCGCAGTTTGGGTTGCTAAACGATTAGGACATCCAATTATTAATGTGGAATTAGATAATCCACAAATTTGGGCATGTTTTGAAGAATCTACTTCCGAATATTCTGCACAAGTAAATCAATTTAATCTTCGTAATAACCTTGATATTTTGAGAGGTCAACCAAAAGGAAGAATTGCAAATTATTCACAAACACTTGTAGATGGTTCATATTTACCAACTACTATTCGTATGGCACAACAATATGGAACATTAGCCGGTGTGGGTGGTTCTACTGCAATTAAAAAAGCTTATGTAAATTTGACTGCATCTGTTCAAATATATGATTTAATGAATAGTGCAATTGATGTACAAAGCGGTAACACAATATCTTCATCCTTATCAGGTTCATCATCTACGATTGATGTTATGAGAGTGTATCACGAAGCAATTCCTGCAATTACTCGTTTCTTTGACCCATATTCGGTAGGAGCACAAGGTACTTTGAATTTAATTTCAGAATTAGGATTTGGTAACTATTCACCAGCAGCACAATTCTTAATGATGCCTTTATATGAGGATGTATTAAGAATGCAACAAATTGAATTTAATGACCATATTCGTAAATCCGCACATACATTTAATATAGTAGATAATAAATTAGAAATATTCCCTGTACCAACTGGAACAGGAATGACTAGAGTTTACTTTGAATATATGAGTAGAGATGAATTTGAACATGATTCTCAAACTATTCAAGCTGACTCACTTTCTGATTATTCCGATATTCCATATAATTTTATACAATATGGGGATATTAATGATGTTGGTAAACAATGGATTAGAAAATATACATTAGCTTTATCAAAAGAATTATTAGGTGCGATTAGAGAGAAATATTCAACTGTCCCAATACCAGATGGTGAGGTAAGTTTAGATGGCGCTGCATTAAGAGCTGAAGCACAGGTTGAAAAAGATGCTCTCATAGAACAATTGAGACAAAATTTAGAAGAAATGAGTAGAATCAAGGTGATGGAAAATAAAGCACACGAATCTACACATCATCAAGAAATGTTAAGAAAAGTTCCATTAAAATTATATGTAGGATAATATGCCAAAGTTTTTAGTAGGTAATGATTTGACCTTTTTTAAATCCATAGCGAGAGAGTTAGTGGATGATGTAATACAAGTTGCTGTTGTTTTATATAAAATAAACATATATGAAACAAAGGTAAACATTTATGGTGAATCCGTAAATAAAACTTGGCATCAAGGAGTAGAAATGTATGCATTGGCAGATAAAGAACCGGAGAACGTTCAATACGAAGGATTTGGTCCTGATGATACACAAAATATAACTTTTAAATTTGATAGAGATACTTGTGAAGAAAAAGGAATTTATCCAGAAGTGGGAGATGTGGTATACTTTGATAACTCTTATTATGAAATTGGTACTACTAATGAAATTCAATTTATCGGAGGCCAACCTTCAAATAATTTTAGTATAGTTGTAGCTGCATTTATGGTAAGTAAATCATCTCTAAACATAGAAGAACGAGTAAAATAATATTATGGCAAAAGACCCGTTAAAGAAAGAAATAAATCGAGCATCTCAATTAAAATCGGAAAAGGGTGATGTTAAAAAAAGTGTAACTCTTTTTGATATTGATTATGCGATGATGTCGTATTTAGAAGATGTAGCATTACCAACGTTAGAGGATGGGAACGGGGATGTTATAAAAATACCAGTTATATATGGTAATTCAGAAAGATGGATTGGTGCACGTAGACAGGGTATATACAGAGATTCAAAGGGTAAAATACAATTACCTTTAATGATGATTAGAAGAACATCTATCGCAAAAAATGATTCTATTCCGGTATTTAATAGACACGTATCATATGCTGCATATTCAAAATATAATAAAAATAATCGTTATGATAAATTTTCTATTTTAGGAAATCAGAAACCATCATATGAAATTTATAAAATAACAATGCCAGATTATGTGGAAATAACGTATGAGTGTATGGCTTGGACAAATTTTATAGAACAATTAAATACTATTATTGAATCAGTAACATTTGCCGCGGATGAATATTGGGGAGATAAAGCTAAATTTAAATTTTTAACTACAATTTCTGATTATAATGTTGTAAATGAAGTAGGTGAAGGAACTGAAAGAATTAATAGAGTTGAATTTAGTTTGACGGTAAAAGCATATTTACTTCCAGAAAAATTTGACGGAGAAGATACAACTAAAAAAACATTTTCTACAAAAAGAGTAGTAGTATCTACCGAAGTGGATGTAACTGGTAATGGTAGATTGGAAGGTATGTTAACAACGCCATCACCATATTATGATAATAAGGATTTAATTGATTTTTTATCTTTAAATAATAGTAAAATAGTATCTGGTTCCCCAATCACAATATTTTCTAATATAAAATTAATAAAAGCACCAGCGACACTTGCAGCTGTAATATCGAGTGGATTAATAGTCGGTAATGATTCATATGATATTAAGGTTTATATAAATGGTACAAGATATTATCATAATACACATTTTTCCGTTACTATAACATCGAATTCGTTAACTATAAATTTTAATGAAGTTAATTTAGGATTTTTAGTAGATAATGCAGATGAAATTGCAATAACTGGTAAATTTATAGATTTATAATGAAAAGGAGTTTATTAGATATTACTCAAAAAATGTTTAGAAAAATTGGAAAAACTTCTTTAATTCCAAAAGATTTATCTAATACAACATACTCAATTTGGGAAGCCAAAGGTTGGAAATTTGTAGATGTATTAAGAGAAATTGAATATAGAGTTACACAAGATAGATTATCAATTTATATAAATACACAATCAATAAATCCAACTGATTATGAAGTCGAACAAGGAATAACAGGATTATTGATTAAATTTAAAAAAGAAAATTTTGAATATACGTTAGATTCTGATGACTATATAGAAATAGAAGGAGATATAGAATACAATGCTTAGACAATTTAATTCAAATAATAAAAAACTAAATAAAGTTGCTGCAAAGGTTAATATAAATAATCTTATCAATAGTGATTTGACGGGAAGTTTATTGAATATTGAAATTCCAAATACTACAAGATTTCAATCTAAAACAAAAACCAATCCAAATCCTGTAAAATTAGTAAATAATAAAACAACCATATCAAATTTTCATCAAGAAATATTACAAAATAGTGCAAGATATATTAGTAGACAAGTTGATGGTTTTGATAATTCTAAAAATACATTAACAATATTAAATGTTAGTTTAGATTACGGAACGGAAGGGGCATCACCTAATAACTTTGAAATTTTAGTATATGGTTTACATATTCCAGGAGATTATACAATTAAAGAAATTGGAAATGATGTTGTAATTACATTGGGAAATGAATACATAGATTTTGATAATGTAAGTATAAATGATATTTATGTTATGGGTAAATTGGTAGATATTCCAATTGCTTCGGAAGATGGTTACAATTTAATAACAGAAGATGGTTTAGACATAATAATATAATAAATGGCAAACATAAGAAAAAAAATATCAGAATTAACGGCATTAACCTCCGCATCGTTAGATACTACATTAGTTGGTGTAGATGGTGGTACAACTTATAAAATTGAGTTAGATACATTAGCAGATGCGGTAACCAGTAGGGTAAATATATTAGATAGAGATAGATTATCTTCGTTAGAGTCCGTAACATCATCATTTGAAACAAAAGGTAGAAGTGTTATAAGTTCTTCTGCACAAATAACTACATTAGGATTTATTAGTTCATCTACAACGATACCAACAGGAACTATATCTTCATCTGCACAAATTACATCATTTGGATTTGTTAGTAGTTCAATTGATATAAGTTCATTGAATTCATTTACATCTTCACAATC